AGATACCTTTATTCTCCCATGACCAATCCATAGTAAACATATATTCACCGCTAATATGACTACCATCACAACGAATTAGTTGTGCGCGTAGCCCAGCCATACGAGTGCGAATATTAACATCAATATATGGGCTAAAGCAGTTCCAGTAATAGCAATCCTCAATCTTTGGAACTGGTGCATCCTTCTTCCAACAGAAGGCCATTAGTGGTCGGCGTGTCCAATTGACACCATTATCTAGAAATGCTTCAAAGAGAGGTACTCGCTTCTCCATGCTTGCGACACTATGCACATCACATAGTGTAAATTCACCATGACCCTTCTCATGATTGTACAGATATTCATTCCGCATATAACATGTGAATGTCGGAAGATTATGATTCAAGTATGCCATTAGGTGAAAAACTTCTCCAGTGTAGGTCTATCTTCATCTTGCCATCCAATCACATCAAGGATCGAGCGAAGCGGATCAAGAAATGCCTTTTCAAACTGTGTCTTATAATCTATGTATCGGTCAATCTCAAACTCTGATGGTAGAACGGATGCGATAGCCAATACATTCTCATTTAATGGATTGGGCATTTTCATATAGCAGAATTTTACCTTATCACCGTCTTTGATAAGATCATAGGTCTTATCAAGCTTGAGTTGTTTGAGACGAGTATTATATGTCTGACTAGCTCTCACATGAATCGGAATACCCTTCTCGACCATTCTATATTTTCCAAGACCCTGAATACCTCTTGGAAATGCAATATCTTCAAAGCGCATCTTATTGAATTGCTCGCGAAAAGATGCAATAAACTGATGCATTGCGCTCTCATCTTTAGTCATAATGATATTCAATGCATCTTTAATAGCCTTGCGACAAAATGCGGGAGTCGAAGATTTAACTGCTTCAATGCCCATCATCTTTAGCTTTGGTGTTTCATATCGCACACCTTCAGAATCATGAACATTCAGAATATAACGCTTCTTACCTGTCCAGATACCACGGTCTGCAATGTTCTCTCGCTTCATAGACATCTTCTGTGCGAAGGCATTCATATGCTGGTGCAGGCCTGCATATATCTTGTCAATAACTGGCTTAAATGCTTGTGATGCAATCTTGTCAAGATAGGTGACAATCTGTTCCGTTGTAGGAGTTTTGTCTTTGAATACCTTAGCAACCAAGCCATCAAGAGTGATATACAAGCTATCGGTATCAACCGCGATAACGTAGTCGACATCTTCTGTACCAAGAAGCTTATTGATGTATTCATTAATCTTAACTTCAGCCCAGCGAATAGAAAGCTGTCCACCGACTGTGATAGCTGTGGCCTGATTAAGATCATAGAAGCGGAAATATGGATTACCGATTGCACCGTAAGCTGAGTTTAGCTGAACCTTTTTTGCAAGCTGCATATTCTTGTATCGAGATACAGACTTTTCATGGTCGCGCTTTTCTTGCGGAGTCTTTGCAGATTCAACAGCCTTTTGAGCCTCGATCATCTTGCGCTTATATTCAGACCGACTCTCATACATGCGTTCCATCATCTCAGGCAGAAAGCCCTGAGACTGATTGCTGAAGTATCGACCGTTTGCAGCAAGGCTATAACCCTCACGCAGCGGCGGCTGATAATTTGGATCGAGTAGATTATCGACAGTAATATCCACACGATTTACACGATCAAGTGTCTCGGGTGAGATATTATATTGCATGATCAAATGCGGATACAGTGAATCCAAATCGAATGACAATACCCATTGATGCGCGCCGACAAGCGGTTCTTTGACATATGCACCAACATAAGCTTCATCCTTGCTGCCACCACCAGTGATAGGCACGCAGACCTTCTTCTTCCACAGATGATTGTGGATTAGAACATCCCACATCTTAACCTGAGTGAATACGTCAGTGTAATTCACCTTAGCATCATAGGCCAGAGCAAGAACCATGTCGATAAGCTTCATTTTCTCATCGAGGCGATCAACAAGTTCAACGTCTTTGATATTATAGTCGATAAACTTCTGATAGTTTTCTTTATACAAATTGTGCAATGAACCATATTCAGAATAGTCAAGCTTCTTCTCACCTAGCTCAACATTAGCAATATGATCTAGGCGATATGATTCTTGTTGTGAATATGTAAACTTCTTATACATTTCAAGGTAATCAAGAGTGGACACGCCAGCCATATCAACGGCCGTCTGCGTCTTACCCATGATGTTTGTAGTGCGCTGCGAGATGAATCCCCAAGGAGATAGTCGCTTTGCAGCCTTTGCATCTAATACCTTAGTAATACGATTCACCAGATATGGAATATCAAAGAAGGTGACATTCCAACCAGTGACAATCTCAGGATGATGGCCGCGCTCCCATTCCATTAGAAAGGTTTCCAATAGATCACGTTCATCACGGCATTTCATATACTTGACATCATGGCGCGATGGGCGATAGTCGCCACAACCCATGACGATAAATTTCTTACCGCGCTTGAGAGTGATAGCCGTGATTGGCTCGGCCGCAGCTTCTGGTGTTGGGAATCCATTATCAGAACCAACCTCGATATCAAGATTGGCAATCTCGATTAAGTCACGATCATATTGGATTTCATATGGATATTCTTCATTGAGATATGCATATTGAAAGCGAGGCAAGCCAAAGATATCGAAATTGGATACATCGCTATATTGCTCAATGAAATCTTTGGCCTCGCGGATATCGCCAAATTGGCATGGCTCGACCTCTGTACCCCAAATACTTTTCCAGCCTGACTTTGGGGTCAGGCCTTTTCGCTTTGATGGTATAAAGAGGGTCGGCCGGTATTTAACCTTCTCAGAGAAACGGATTCCGTTCTCATAGCCGCGGACGTGAATCGTGTTACCGATTTGAAAAGCAAATGTATAAAACTTTGTCATAGGCCCTATTATACAGGGTTTTTACTTGCGTGTAAAGGGTAAAACGTTAGCTTTGTCTGGTAAATCTTCAGAATCAAAATTGCTTTTATATCCTGTGATCATTTCATTATCAGGTATATATGTAAACATTACGCAGTCTTCACGTATTGTTATTTCTTTTGTTTCTGTAAAAGGTAGATAGTCACCGACACCTATAGACGGCTTGCCTGATGAACTTGTCATAGGCACTAGCATACCAGGAAACTGGAGATGCCACGCACGCTCAATTTTATTGAAACGTGCGTGGGTTATAATCTCCTCACCGCTCACCAGCTTCATGCCGATGATCGGATTATCAGAAATCATTACTCAGCGCCAAGAACACCGAGAATTTCATGATAGTGATGTTCGCGGTCAGCAAGACCAAGGTCACCACCGTTGACCAACTTTGTCATCTTACGAACATCACCAGTATCAGCAACTTCATTTAGACCACGAGATTTCCAGAACCACGCAGCCGAGCGGGCGGCGCCTTCTGGTGTCTCCAGATATGAAGGATCTTCAGACAGATCCTTATTAAGACCCTTTCCGCAATTCGTATAATTGCTACGACCTGTTAGCTGAATAAGGCCGCGGCCGCGGAACTTCCAGCCATCACCTTCATTTACATTGCCTAGGTTCTTAGAACCCCATGCACCACCATAGATGATATTAGCAATACCTTCTTGATTTGCAGGCTTCTTTGTCGTGTCATCACGACCAACATCAGCAGCTTGCGCGGCCGTAATGCGAGAACCAAATAGAGCCGTAAGAGCCTGAGACTTATAGTTCAGATTTTCCTTAATCGCGCTAAACTGAGCGGATTCATGTGCGACCTGAGACAGAAACCCTGCGACTCGCTTAGGTGTATTAATCTCAAATTCTTCGCAAGCTGCCACAAGCGCATCAGCATACTTATTGAGATTATCCTTATTGGCCTTGGGGAAACATCTATGCAGAATTTCTGCTGAAAGCATTAGGACCTCCTAACGATTATTTGAATTAAGTTCATCCAGTCTGGCTTGAAGCAAGATCCGATGCTCTTGTGCAATCCGATGATCGGCTAATGCAAATGCAACTTCTTGACTCGTACACCATTCTGTATATAGCGTGCGTATCTTTGTAATTATTCGATTAAACATGTCTTTCTCCAAATGAAAACAGGGGAGAGGCGGTTGCCTCTCCCCTTAACAACTCTCAACGGTTCATCCGTTGAGTTGTTGCTTTGTTGACTTCTTACTAGGTGTATCGCCGGCTTCTTCGATATCAACCTTGCGAGGCTTCTTATGTTCTGGAATGATATTTTCCAGCCATACCTTCAGCAGGCCGTTTACCATCTCGGCATTCTTGACTTCCACTGTGTCAGCAAGATGGAACTCGCGACGGAAAGCGCGATCAGCAATTCCCTTATGCAGGAAATTTGACTTCTCATCGCTTTTTGTGGAGCCACGAATAAGCAGACGACCGTCCTGAATTTCAATCTCAAGGTCGGACTTACCAAAGCCAGCAACAGCTAGCTCAATGACATACTTGTTTTCATCGACCTTGATGATATTGTAGGGAGGCCAGCCTGGCACTGCTTTTGATAGATGATCGTGGGCTTCTAGCAGACGCTTTGAGACTTCATTGAAGCCGACTGAAAATGTGTCCAGCTTGGACAGATCGGGAAATAAAACCATATTGGTTCCTCCTTGGTTAAGCGAGGGTTGATATAGACAGCATCCCCTTATGGGCAATGCTGTCTATATTTATCATATAACTATTCTTCTGTCAACGGCAAGTCTGTCATTTCCGGAAGTAAAAATGATAGATCGGGTGGACTATAAGTGGCAGGCTTCATCACCTTACCTTCCGCATTCTTAATGCGCTTGCCATCCACAAATTTGCTCATATTTGAGCGATGAACTTCAGCAAAGCATCGATCTAGATCAATACCATATGCATGACCTGCGCCATATACAACATAAAGCAGGTCTGTGAGTGCATCAGCGATTTCAACAATATCTTCATTGACCATCGCTTCATGAAGTTCTGTAAGCTCCTCATCGATTAATTTATACCGAAGAAGTCTAACATTATCCTCAGGCCATACTGGCGTTGTATTAACATCTTGTTCGGCTGCACGCATGAAATCAGCAACCATATTGAAATTAGTCATTCACATTGTTTCCCAGGGTTGAGTGAAGGAACCAGCCGTGCTTCTCGTGCGCGGCTAGACGATCTTGTAAGAAATTAGCAACTGCATGAGCACCAGCATTTTCGGATTCGGTGAATGCAGTTCTAATTGACTGTAGAACTTTAGCATTATCTACAGCTAGCGCAAGTACCATTTCGCGCGCTTCAGGCACTGTTTCAAGTTCGACTAAAGTTGTAAGCTCCTTGAAACGACCAAGTGTGCCTGGTGCATATGATCCCATAGTACGAATAAACTCAGCTAGAGGATCAACCGCACCAAATACCTCTTCCCAGATACCACCAAATAGATCGTGGTATTGTTTGAAGTCAGGACCCTGCACGTTCCAATGAAAATAGTGAGCCTTGAGATAGAACGTGAAGGTATCTGCGAGAGCTACCTTAAGAGCCTCGACAACTGGTTGTGCCATTAGGGTGTCCTCTTTTTACCGATGCTATACTTAGCTTGAAGAATCCAATCGTCTTTTTCTTTATGCGAAAGCACTTTGATTTGTGAAATCGGTGCGATATTATCCGTGGTCGCATCTGGATCCACAAGTTCGATGAGACCCCATTCCGCTAGCAGATTAACAATAGTGTTTCTGCGTTTGAGATCGTCATCATCAAAGTTTGTCGGCTTACCATCTAGAGCAAATAGCTCCTTGAAATGCACGATGAAATAGCGACGCTGCTTATGTAGAATGTGACAAGACTGATACAACGTCTGATCTTTTCTAGAGGCTACACCAATACGAGTTAGAGTCTCGCGAACTTTTAAAAAGTCCTCAGGATTCTTTAGCCGAACCTCTACCATTTCTTCTATGTCTATTGCCATCAGCCCCACCTTTAAATGTCCTATCATGGATTTCGGAGAGCTGATCCTTAGTCAGGACAGTCAGATACTCCTTGGCCCGGTTGTAATTACACGCATAGTATTCCATAACGGCGTCTATGTCTTTGTCCTCAAAAGGTTTAGGCCATTTCTGACCCATACGCTTCCGAGACCTTATGGTATTTATGAGATAGTCATGTTGTAACAGACTTGATAGGTGGGACCTCTGGTTCATCTCATTTGCATAGAGGATAGTATCGATATGAAAAGAAAGCGATTTGTTGACCATAAACGGTTCATAGGTACGCTCCGCTTTCAGAGAATTAACACCATCTCTGAAGAAGTCATGCTTTTTATCACTTATCGCATTGACAAAATCAAATACATTTTCTAATTCTCTGCTCATTGCCATTCACAATCCATCATAATCTGCGTCAAACAGGCTGCAAGATTGATTTCAGGATTAACCACAAACCCAGCCTTGTATTGATAATCAGCTAGAATAAGCACAAGATTAGGAATGCTTGATGGCTTCATGAAATCATAAGCACCATCATATAGCTGACGATACAATGCATTTTGGTCGATCGTCGAATTATGACCAACCCATTTCCGCATACCGGTAAAATCTTTTTCCTTGAGTAGCTTTATCAAGTTCTTGAGATCCATATTAACCATGGAACCAAGAATGCTTGCATCTATTGCACCTGTCGAACTATGACGCTGCAATTCATTAAGCACTCGACGCCAATCAGGAAAATGCTTATTAATAAGCTCGGCCACAACCTTCTTATCAAATTCGACATTCTCGGTTGTGAGAATTTCACAAGTACGGCGCATGAATTGAAGCGCGATATCAACCTTATCCTTACCTGTAATCTGGAACTCGATGGTCGAGCAGCGCGAATGCAATGGCTCGATGATCTTATTCTTGAAATTACAAGTTAGAATAAAACCGCAATTATGTGAATATTGCTCCATGAAATTACGGAGAGCAGGTTGCACATGATGCGTCAGATAATCGGCCTCATCTAGAATAACATATTTGCGACCACCCCAAAGAGATACAGTGGAAGCATAGCCAACAATCTTATTCCGTAATACATCCATAGTGCCATCAAGAGAGCCATTGATTATGATATAATCAGCGCCAATCTCTTGCAGCATCGCCTTAGCGACAGTAGTCTTACCTACGCCTGCACTGCCTGTGAGTAGTAGGTTTGGAATGCTCTTATCATCCACAAACTTTTGAAAAGTCGACTTGATCGACTCAGGCAATATGCAGTCAGCTATCCTCTGAGGTCTATACTTCTCAACCCAAAGGAACTCATCCTGATTGGTCTCCATCTTGTTCACCTTCATCATCTTGTATATTGTTCACAGCAAGGTCATCAGCCACGCCATAGAAAAGCATGGCTGCTTGTTCATGCCCTAGGGCTTGGCGATAACCTTTTACAGCTACCGCCAATATTCCCCCAAGCACCTCTAGGTCGGTGCCTCTATGTCTAGAGACATGTACGACCCTATGAAGCATTCGCACCAAAGCCGCGGTGCCTGCCCCTATATTATCCGTCACTTCTTTGGAGTCGAACAAGCGATCCAGTATTCGACATCATCAGTCGTTGACTTGAAATGAGCCATACCAGATGTCACCTGCACAGTATAGTCGCGAGGTAGCATCTTCATATTTTCAAGTTCAAATACGGCCTTGTAATCAGAATCAGAGATACCAACTTCATATTCAGTATCATCGCAGATATCTTGCAGAACATCTGTGCCAGCAAAGAATGACTTACCATCTCGACCATAAAGCACAATGTTTGGAAGACCCAAGCCACTCGTCAGTCGAAGAACCTTGGTTAGAGCCTCATTTGAAATTGTGAATGAAGCATCAACACTCGGTAGTGTTACATCCTTGGCTGGTGGATGTGTAACGCTAGATGACCCACCATAAAGAAAACGAGTCTTAGCCAGCTTATCAGAAATGACAACATGCTTATCATCAAATGACAAAGTTGGATTGCTGTAAGATGTCACAACCATGATGAATTTGGTTAGATCACTAATCGCAAATTCCGTTGGGAACGTTTCCTTCACCTTAGCAGATGCAAGGATTGTCTTTTTAGCACCGATAGCCTTGATAACATTACCAGGCCGAATAAGCATAGTTGGATTGATGGTCGAGAAATTCTTCAGGACCTCGATTGTCTCACTTGAAAGATTCACTTATGCCTCCATATTGTTGCATTGTGTATATTATATCAGATATCACAAAAGATGTCAACCGCGTTGTGCATTAGCAAGCTTCTTAGCCTTACCAAGAGCTTCAACATCCGCTGTCGCAGCAGCACCGATCTGTGCTAGATCAATCAAGCTACCAGCAAATGTGTATGTACCAGTATGATTGGTACTCATCCACGGGCACAACCAAGTTTTCAACCCAGCCCTTTGAGCATATTGACAGAACATATAATCTTCTGACAGATATCGCTTAGTCGCAGGATCAATAACTGTATCAAAGAAAGCTGTGATCTCACGGCTACCATCAAAGTGTTCTGTGCGAACATGATCAGGTCGATATGATAATTCAGGATAGGCTGCTTGATATCTCACAAAAGTATTGCGAGGAATCATCATGAATCCCGTGCCACCCTCAAGCACTTCAACAGGCTCATCAAGACGAATTGTTGTAGCCGCTTGTGTCGGATTAAACACATAGTCACCAACATACAATTCTAACTGATTTGGATCCTTATCAGCAAATCCCTTATCAACGGCCCGCTTGATCTTCTCCCAAGAAATGCACTTCTTTGGATATGGAGCGCAAACAATATCTTTGCCAGGTTCATTAGAGATAACCGATAGAGCAATCACATCATTAGGGTTGAATCCGATATCAGCATCAATGAACATGAAATGAGTATAGCTGCTGCGTAAGAAATCATCAACCAAATAGTTTCTGGCGCGCGGAATAAGGCTTTCGTTAAAGAGATAGAAAAATTCAATCTCCATACCATATTCTGCACCTAGTTTGGCTAGATCAGCAGTAGCTTTAGCAAATTGACCAGTGCAGGTTCCACCATACATTGGTGTGGCTACAAAGATTTTATTTTTGCGAAGTTCTTCGATTGATACGTTAATTTCAATGGCCATAGTAACCTCCATTACTAATATGATAGTATGTAGCTAACAAATACGCAAAAAGGAGCTGGGGTTTGCACCCCAGCCCTAGTTTACCACAAAGGAGAGACCAATATGGTTATCAAGCCGAAGCGAGGGCCCGATAACCAGCCGCGATAACCTCGCGGCGAGGAGCACCGAGGCGATACATAGTCACCTCGCGGTTATTACCAAGGGTCTTGCGGTTAGCATATACCGCATAGCCCTTGAAACGGAGCGCGGAAGCAGTCGCGCTCAGGTTTTGAATACCGAAGCGGCTACGTGCCTGGCCTTCAGTAATATCGTTGCCCGACATCAGGAAATCGAGCAAACGATCAGTCTTGGTACGCTTAGTATTCATATAGAAACACATCCTATATTAGTGCGGTTGTATTAGAACGGAATGTCATCACCCTTGAGGGAGTTGGCATCCGCCTCAGGAGCAGGCTGCTCCGGAGCCTTGGGCAGGGTCGGGTCGACCTTGCGATAGAGGTCGAGGAAGGACTTCTTAGTCTCCTCGTCAAAACGATTGATGCAAAGGCCAATCGCATGTTGGCGATCGTTGAACATCTTGTAAGCCTTGATGATATGCGTCAGGCGGCGGGTTGAGATCATCTCATCAGTCGCACCTTCGGCGAAGGAACGGCGAATGACATCTGCCCATGCAATCAAATGCTCGATAAAGCCCTTGTCATTATCAGTTGGCGCATCAAACTGAGCCGTGAGGATCTTGGTTTCGATCTTCGTGTTAGGATATTCTTGCTCAAGAGTGATCGGGAAACGCTCAAGCAGAGCGTCGTCAAGCATGGAGGCTGCAACATAGCGACCATCATCAGAGCCGCGGCCCTTGGTGTTAGCCGTCACAAAGACGTTGAAGCCTTCAGCCGGGTACACAACCTCACCAGTCTTTTTGACGAAGTAAGGCTTGCCCTCAAGAATACCTTGCAAGCACATCGCCTTAGTAGGATCGGCGCGGTCCATTTCGTCAAGGAGCATGATTGCACCCAGCTCCATGGCCCGAAGCACTGGACCCTTGAGGAACTTGGTCTCACCGTCGATCAGACGGAAGCCACCGATCAGGTCATCCTCGTCAGTCTCACGAGACATCTGGATGCGAACCATCGGGCGACCAGCGCGGGCGCAAGCCTGCTCGACCATGAAGGTCTTGCCGTTACCAGAATAACCGGAGATGAATACCGGAAAGAAAATGCGGCTGCGAATAATCTGTTCGACATCTTTGAAGTCGCCGAACGGTACATAGGTCTTGTCCTTAGCGGGGACCATCACGTAGTCATGTTCGGATACCGCATTTGGATCGAACTTTTTACCTTGTTGGCGAGCCGTCATAGGAATAACCTGTGCATGTGCGATAGCAGGGATCTGATACTTACCACGTTCGACCCGATTAGCCGAGTCGTTAAAAAGCCAGCGCGGGCGCGGCAAACCAAGCTCTGAAGCCAAGTCGATCAAAGCTTCCTTAGTCAGGACTGCATTCTCGCCAAAACGAGAGATAGCAGTTTGGATCAAAAGTTCACGGTTGTCAGTTGAAGTGGTCATCACTCTCTCCATTGTGTATGTGTGTATTATACCAGATAGCTTACCGCTTGTCAATGGCAACTTTGGTTGCATGACCAGCGATCATGTCAATGAACTTGACAAGCATGGTGCGGCTTGCAGCCCGCTTGTTACTTGCCTTTACAAAAGCTTTGGCAAGCTTGTTAGTCGTCACAGCCACGCCACCAAAGTCTTCCAATTCTGTATCCTCAACATTCAAGTTCTTGCCACCAAGGACGGCAAAGAACTGCGTGGCACCGAGCACACCAGGAAGCACCAGATGTTTGTCCTTGCGAAGCTTGCCAGTCATAGCAGCGGTATCAATACCCTGCTTCATTCGGCTAAGTTCGCTAACACCATTGACAATGCGGAATACAGCAGCATTTACATTCTGTTGTGACCGTAGGTTACGGATAAGAAACTCAGTCTGTTCAGTCGAGCCATCGACGAAGGCTTGGTGCTTGGTGCGATGGTCACGCATGATGATTGGATTCCAATGATGGCGAGAATTGTATTCCAAACCGTCAGATTCACCGTCGGTCAAGAATACCGTATGCACCACATCTGGCTTAGTCTCACTACGGAAATCTTGGATAATCTTATGCGCCAAGACAATCGTCTGATTAAGCGGAGTGGAGCCAAGGCCAATCACGTCATTCTGAAAAATCCATTCATCACCCTTTTGTTGATGCCAGCTACGACGCTCACCCATAGCCACACCAAATTCATGAAGATGGCGGGCCATGCTGGTATAGGTCGAGCGGTTCATGCGATCATTAAACAGCTCAAGCAGGTCAAAGTTCGCGGAGCTGAATGTGATATCACCAGGTTCCTTCGAGATAGATACATGGGTTTTATGCCGACGAAGGGCGCGACCTACGCCAGTAGTAAAACCATACACGCGATGCGAGATACCAGTCTTGCGGCAAAACTCGACAAGCGAGATAAGCTGTTGAATGGTACCCAGCATATTGGATTGCATCGACCCAGAGAAGTCAATGAACATCACCATACCATGGCTCTTACCGTTAGGCAGAGTCGTCAGGCGCCGAAAGATATCCTCAGAATACTTGTAAGAATGAACCTTGTTCGGGTTGATGATGCCAGTCTTGGAATCCTTAGCGCGAGCATAAGCAGCCGCAGCTTTCTTCAATTCAAACTCTTTGACCATGTAAGACACAGCCTTGGTATTGAATGTGACGAATTCCTTGAACCGCTCATTCATCTTATTCGAATACATGGATGCGCTTACGCTACCGATGCGAGTCAGACTCTCATCCAGGGCCTGCAAAAGCGTATCATGCTTGATGATAAAGGAAGAATAATCCTTGACTTCAGGCACGTTGATATAATCCATACCCTTGGTCTTTTTCGGATCGATGTGCTTTCTCATCAACATCTTTTCGAAATTGTCCTGAGTGGTGGAACCAATGTCGACACGATTCAGACCACCTCGGTCACCATAGCGACCACCAGTAGCATCACCAGCCTCACCTTCATCACCATCGCCGTCACCATCACCATCGCCATCGAAATCAAACATCATTTCGATGTCACCACCCTCACCTTGGGTGATTTCATCGCGACGATCTTTGGCAAACTGCAGGATCTCACGCGCCAAATCTACCACATCATCAAAAGATGACGTGGTTTCGATGCGAAGCAGGAACTTGCTTTCATCATCATCAAAGGGCGCGGTAACTTCTTGACCAACCTTGAAATGGACATTCAGGCGGTCGATGAAGGATAAGGAATCCAGAGAACGATCTTTGATGCCAAAGAAGTCTTGCTCCACAAGATACTTGGCAGAAAAATCATAGTCATGGCGACCACCAGGGAACTTAGCCTTCATACGGCGGTCAATACGCGCGTCCTCAATGACATTGACATAATGGCGAAGAAGTTTATCTTCGGAAGGATCAATGATCTTTGCCCAACCATCGGTCGGAGTGAACAATGCATGACCGACCTCATGCAAAGACAACATGTGGTATACAGGCTCTTCCATGCCTGACCACATAGGCAGCGTCAGCAGGCGCCGCTTAAGGTCGAAAGAAGCCGTCGCCGTGGGCGAGTGTTCGACCGTGATGTTTTCTGTGGCTAAGAGCCGGGCGAAACGGTCAAGACCCTTGGTCGCTTCGACCAGGGCCTTGATCTCTTGGGGCTTAAGGTTTTGCATGGGGTCATTATACTATATGACCACCATGCTGTCAACAGGTAAACGTGGCTACTTAATAGCTATGAAACCGGTAAATGCGTGGTTTTGCCAGAATGAATCGATTTGATCAAAGCCAGCACGGTTGCACATGGATATCAATTCTTCTCGTGTATTTGGCTTCATCATATGACGTAGTGTACGCTCTTTATCCATAATGTCGTCTGTAGTGAAGGATTCGCGTTTGAAATCATAATATGTAAAGGTACGAATCTCATGAATCCGCGGCGACTTAGCCACAGTTTTTTCTGCAAAAATAAATGCCCCACCTCTATGAAGGCCATCATAGATGGAATTAATTACATCTTGACGATCACGTTGTGGCATGAATTGCAGAGTGAAAATGGACGTAACAAGCGAACAGTTCTTGAATTTGAATGGCCTGATATCACTTCTCTCAAAGTGAAGGTTTGGATATTGTCCCATATCTTGATCGAATCCAGGATAGAAGTCAGGTTCAACCTCAACACCAACATAAGATGCATATGGAGCAAATGTATTCTGTGCAATCATAGCTTTAAGTAGCTTGCCAGTCGAGCAACCGATATCAACGACTGTCGTATAATCTTCGACAAAATACTGTGACATTGAAAGCACATCATTCCACAAATCACCATAGTGACGAATAGATGCATTGATATGGTTGTCGAAACCCTCATCACGGGTTGCAAATGTAAATTTTGTCATTGTGTAGCCTCTTTATACGGTTTCAAAATTCTATCATATACTCGATTAGCAATCTCAGCCATCACCTTCGGTGCTACCATTCTCCCGATTCGCTCCGCTTTCTGGTCGAAGGTTCCCGTCAGTTCGTAATCCTCCGGTAGGCCCTGCAATCTCATCAGTTCTCGTATCGTGAACTTGCGATCCTCGTTCCAATGAAACAGACCTGCGCCTGAACGTTTGGATCCATTCGCAGTCAGGGTAGGACTTGGCAAGTTTGCACACGTCCGAATCAAAGTGAAGTAATTCTCGTTCGGATTTAGCTCCTTCGGAATCTCCGGTGAGCATGGATTCAACCTCTTTGTTTGGTTCTTAGGTAAGATAGAAAGCCAGTATCTCTGGTTCTCAGAATTGTTTTGAATATAGTCTTTTAACATTTGTATCTCATCCATGTCAAGGGCTACATCGGATAGAGCATCACCCATTGATATATGATTCGACGTTGAATTTGGAATGACCTCAGTATTCAAATTAAACATATGAAGCCCGACCTTTTCTGCAACGTCTTGTCTGACACAGACAAAAAATGTGCGCGGTCGTTCTTGCGGTACACCGAAATCGCAAGCATGTAAGACTTCATATGTCACCAAATATCCAGGCGGAATGGTTTCAAATGCTGAGATAAATTCATTTAGCTTGGCTGTAGCTTTACCAATAGTTAGGCCACGAACATTCTCAGCAATAATAACCTTTGGTTGAATATCAGTTGCTATACGAATGTATTCATGAAACAAATCTTCAATATTCTCGACCTTCTTACCGTCGCTGTATAGCTTTGTCTTATTCCAATTTTTGTGTCTCTTGCCTGCAGTAGAGAAAGCAGAACAAGGGGGCGACCCATCCAATATGTCTAGCTCACCTTTCTTAATACCCACAGCATCCATCAAGTCCTTGCCTGATAAGCCCTTGATGTCCCCAGGTATTACCTTGGTGTCTGGAAAATTATGCGTATACGTCTTTATCGCTTCTTCGACGAACTCATTTACGCATAGCACCTTACCACCTGCTAGACGATAACCTAAAGATGAGCCACCCCCACCAGCGAAGGTCGAAATGACATTGAACCTCTCTCGCGCGGATGATTCGCGCACATCTTTCATGAAATAGGGTTGGTAATTAGATATCATGATTTGTAAGGCTTTAGCACATTCTCATAGATATTAGATGCAAGAGCGCACATCATCTTTGGCGCAACCATACGCCCAATACGCTCGGCCTGCTGATCGAATGAACCAGTAAGCTGATAATCATCAGGCAAACCCATTACTCGCTTTAATTCCATAACAGTTAATTTACGATGTTTCGCATAGTGAAGCACACCAGATACCCCGCGCTTCTGACCAGCTTGTGTTACAGTCGGGCTAGGTAGATGCGGCGCAGGTCGAATCATATTGAACAAAGATGCTTTAGGATTTACATCACGAAACTCTGGCATTGATGGCTTTGTATGTTTAGAGGGGTTGAAAGGTAACATCTCAACCCACTTCTTCTGCCAACAGTTTTGCACATAATCCTCAAGCATCTTTTCTTCTTCTGGATCATTAACCAGATTTTCAAAGGCCTGACTAATTGAAATGTGCTCAGGTGTAATAGGATTCGGAAATACAGTTTGATTGGCGTTGAACATATGAATACCAACCTTGTCTGCAACATCATGCCGTATGCATACAAAGAATGTACGCTCACGACCTTGAGGAGTACCAAAATTTGCAGCACTCAGAACTTCATAAGTTACATGATAACCAGGCTTAATATTACTGAATGCATTGATAAACTCATTCAGCTTTTTTGTGGCCTCACCCATTGTGATGCCTTTGACATTCTCAGCAATAATAACTTTGGGTTGAATTTCTTCAGCGATGCGAATAAATTCAAGGAATAAATCCTCGATATTCTCAACCTTCATACCATCGCTGTATGACTTCTCTTTGTTCCAGCCTTTCTCACGCTTGCCTGCTACCGAGAAAGCAGAACAAGGAGGAGAACCATCCAGAATATCAAGTTCACCAGGCTTTAGTCCAGCTGCCTTTAGTAGATCATTACCAGTTAAGGTTTTGATATCACCTGGCACGATTTTGGTATCAGGAAAGTTTGTCGAATAGGTTTTGATAGCCTCTTCGACAAACTCATTGATAGCAATAACTTTACCACCAGCAAGGCGATAGCCTGTGCTGGAACCACCGCCGCCGGCAAATGTGCTGACTACGGTGAACAACTCGCGAGCCGAGCTGTCTTTAACATCTTGAACGGTATACGGCTGATACTTTGTCATAACAGATATAATACTCCATATTGATCTAGATGTCAATGGCTAAGTTAGAAATTGATCTAAGCTAGGTCCAGTATTTTGTAACTCGGCCCAATCTCTACACATATCCATGACCCTAATGCGACCCTTAAAGTTTATTCTGCTATTATGTAGTAGGGTTTCAAACAGCACATCAATATTACTACCAAGTTGTAAGTTGATATGCTTTTTAAATTTACCAATAGCATCAAACTCTTTACGGAAAGCTTCGACCACATGATGCTTCTGGTAAGGTTTGTTTAGTTGGTTCCAATCCATGGTATAAAAGAAATCTTTGACCTCTTGACATAGATAAGGTGTTATAAATTTCTTACCATGAATATCTGCTATACGTTTATGCCAATTATATCCAGCCCTAGAATCATCTGAGAAGTATTGATCACGGAATTCATCAAGCTTTTCTTTAGTCTGCGAATAATGCAATACAGCTTTCTTGCTGATGCCATAATAACCATCAGCTGCCCACCCACTTAAAACTTCTTCTTGTTTTATGTAAGGATATACATGAATGAACGGATAACAACACTCAAAGTGTGTCTTTTTTACACACTTAATAGTATTAGCAAGATATTTAAAATCTTGCTCTAATCTACCAACAGGTACTTCTATGACATGACAATTCCAGTCCATGATATCACATACTTCAATGGCCTTGTCAGAATCATAACTGGTCTGTCCAGTTAATCGAAAGGTATAAGCATGAATCTTCTTACCTAATCTTTGCGCCGCAAAAGCCACTGATAAACTATCGACCCCACCAGAGAGGAGAATAGCGCACTCAGTATCAGAAGAGGATCTAGTAAGCTCATCACAGAGCAGCTTGTCGATCATTCGCTTTTCTCATCCTATCAAGTTTTAGCTTTCTGCGTTTGGCCTGATCAAGATGATATCTATTTGCCCGCTCTGTGAATAGAATGCCATCTAGATGATCGATTTCATGTAATGCGACTCTGGCTGTGATACCCTGAAAATTATGAGTCTCAGTATTACCTTCTTGATTAGAATAACGCATTCTGATAGTAGTTGGTCTTTTAACTTTCAAGAATAGACCAGGAAAGGTGGAACATTGTTCTTCATAGACATCAAGTTCTGAACCATAATTAACAATTCGCGGATTGAATACCGACATGATGCTATTTGGATCATCTGGATTACCAAATGCAAATACGCGAACCATGATACCAAGTTGCGGCGCAGATAACCCCAATGTCTTTAGTTCGCATATCTTATCACGAAGCATTTCATGCAGTTGCATGGGATCCATCTGTGGAGATGAGAAATCAAACTCCTCGCTTTTCTGCCTAAGCAGAGGGTCATTGAGTTTTAAAAGTTGCATCCACATATTCCTTTGCTAACATTTCAATACCATAAGGTAGATCGATCTTAGGAGACCAGCCTACAGATTTTAGCTTGCTTATATCTAGTAGCTTCTTTGGTGTACCATCAGGCTTAGATGTATCAAATTTCAATATACCATTCCAACCGACTACCTCAGCCACAAGTGAAACCAACTCTGCTATCGACAAATCTTCACCACTGCCTATATTAACTACTGCATCATTAAGCTTTTCAGATGCAGTCACAATACCGTCAGCAGCATCGCTCGTATGCAGAAATTCCCTGCGTGGGGATCCCGTTCCCCAGACCTCAACAGTTTCGCTTTTATTATGACGAGCATCACATACTTTACGAACCAAAGCAGATAGCACATGCCCACCTTCAGCAAAATTATCACCAGGGCCATACAAATTGCACGGCATGACTGTCATATAATTGAAGCCCTTTTCTCTAGCAAAATTAACGGCTTCAAGTGTTGTAAGCTTTGCGACTGCATAACCTCTATTTGTCTGCTCAAGTGGTCCAGAACCAATCATAAGCTCAGTCATTGGCTGCGGACAATTGCGCGGATAAATGCAAGATGAACCAGCAAATACTAACTTTGGAATTTTATATTTGGTAGCAACATCGACTACATTCAATCCCATCTGAGCATTTCTGATAAGAAATGTTAATTGATTATCGCGATTATTGAGAATCCCACCAACATGACCTGCACAATGATATATTGCTTTAGGTTTTATTTCAGCAATAGCCATTGAGATATCATCTAATATTGTAAGATCACAATCGGAGCTACCTAAAGCATATACCCGCTCACCATCACGTCGCAGACGTTCAACAACGGCGCGGCCGAGCATACCTGTGCCACCAAAGACAATAATATTATTTGAGGTCATGTTCAACCATCTCCTTAATCAAATCTTCAAAAGACGTAGTTGGTTCCCAACCAAGCACATCTTTAGCTTTGGTAGGTATACCTTGCAGAAAGTCAACCTCATTAGGTCGTCTATATTTTGGGTCTGTGATCACCAAAATATGTCCGGTCTTTGCATCCGCAGCAAATTCACCGTTTCTACTATCATGCCATTCAAGAGTGATACCTGCATAATCAAATGCTAAATCTATCAGGTATTTTACTGACAAGCAACGGTTAGTTGCGATTACATAGTCATCTGGATCTTTTTGTTGAACCATACGCCACATGGCTTCAACATAATCTTTAGCATGACCCCAATCACGAATGGCATGAATATTACCGACCACTAAAGGTTCCGTAGAACCTTTTGCGATACGAGCAGCAGCCTTAGTAACCTTGCGAGTTACGAATGTCTCACCTCTGCGTGGACTCTCATGATTGAATAGAATGCCTGATGAAATATGCATACCATATGATTTGCGATAGTTATCACATAGCCAATGTGCATAAAGCTTCGCAGACCCATATGGGCTACAAGGCTGAAATGGCGAATCTTCATCTTGTGGTCCAGGTGTCGAACCAAACATTTCTGACGTGCTAGCTTGATAGATATGACAATTATCTTGTATGCCTGCAGACCGAACAGCTTCAAGTATCTTTAGCACACCTAGCCCATCAGTCATAAGAGTATATTCAGGAATCTCAAAGCTAACCTTGACATGAGACTGTGCCGCAAGATTGTATATCTCATGCGGCCTCACTTGCGAGATGACAGATGTCATTGCGCTACCATCAGTAACATCACCAAAATGTAGCTTTAATTTGTCAAAGATATGATCAATTCGTCCAGTATTGAAAGATGAGGAACGACGGATGATACCGTGAACCTCATATCCTTTCTCTAGCAGCAATTCAGCCAGATATGAACCATCTTGTCCAGTAATGCCTGTAATTAATGCGCGTCTCATTGCAAATTATTTCCTGCTATGCGAGAGAAGTTTTTATGCTTCTCAAAGCGTATGATGTCTTTAAATTTGTCTTGCAGAATCTCACCCTTGTGAGATATGATGAAGGTATTAGTATTATCTAGTGACTGTAGTAGCTTCAGAAAATCATCGCAGCCGTTTGTATCAAGCGATGCATCAAATACCTCATCAAGCAAAAGCAAATTGGTGCTAGCACTATTTTTCATCTTAGCGATTGCGCGCCAAGTAAATAATAGAGCAAGGTCGATTCGCATTTTCTCACCTTCGCTAAAAGAGTCATAGGTAAAGTCATCTCTATGTCGTGATAGCAATTTTTCTTCGAAGGATTCATCAAGTTCAAATTTGACAAAGAAATCCATCATGGCCAAATATTTGTTCACTAGCGAATTGATAATTGGAATGTATTGCTTTATGATACGAGATTTAATACCAGAATCGCGTAGGATTACAGTCGCAACTTCAAGAAGCTCCTTCTGCTTCATATGTTCAATCTTGCGATCATTAGCAGCTTTAAGTCGAAGCCTTAGATCATCAAGTGTATCTTGATCGGTGACTATACGCGGCTTTAGTAAATCTGCTATCTGACGCTGTAATGTCTTTATCTCGCGATTATCTGCGGCAATCTCGGTATTGATATCGACTATGCTGCGATTTAGTTTTTCGATGCGATCAACCTTAAGCTTAGTATCATTTATACTAATGCTCAAGGTATCAATATTAGAAGATAATTTTTCTAATGCTTGTTCGACTTCCGTAATTGTCGATTGCTTACTTGCGATCTTCTCAGTCTTGAGGGCCTCACTAATTATCTGAGAGCATGTTGGACAATTATCATTTTCACTATAAAATGTAACCATCTTTAAAGCTTTGCTACGCTTCTGACCTAGATTCTTTTCCAATTCATTAAGCTTGGTCATGCGCTCACGCAATAGAGATATATCAACCATATCAGAGGTTTCATTTGTTATCTTGGCCATCAAATCTTCGATAGAACCAGATTGGGTATCAATTCGATCTTGCAGAAATTTGATGCTATCCTCAAGCTTCTCTATGGTATCAGCTTTGATCTTTTCATCATGATCATCGCGAGATTTCTGTATGCGAATCATATCTTCGACTGAAGAAACTTCTTTGTCAGCTAATACCAATTCGCTTTTGTTTGAACTCACACGATCTTTAAGGAGAGAAGACATGGTAGAAAACACGCGGATATCAAGCAGGTCTTCAATCACCTCGCGACGAGTTGATGTCGGTAGCTGCATGAAAGGCACGAATGATGATGAACCTAGAATCACGATCTGTGTGAATGATTTCATATTCATTCGCAGAATGGTGCGCTCTAGCATTTCTTGCTGATCACGAGATGCAGCAAGTTGGTCCATCATTTGTCCATCGCGATGGATTTCAAATACGGTTGGTTTGATACCTCTGCGAATCAGATAAGAGCTACCGGCAACATTAAATTCAATCTCAACTTCAACATCACGACCATTGATCGAATTAGCTAATTGGTCTTTCTTAATTTTACGAAACGGCTTGCCATATAGACCAAAGCACAGAGCATCTAGAATCGTCGATTTGCCAGCACCGTTCGTACCGACAACCAAAGTATTTTGATTGCGATCTAATTCAACCTCTGTGAAAGCATTTCCGGTGGATAGAAAATTCTTCCACCGAACCTTTTTGAAATGAATAGCCATATTATTCAGATGACTCCATCAGTATAGCCTCATTATAAAGTCCACGCATTAATTTTTCAAGATTAGGTTTGTCAACACCAATCTCAAGTGCTTGAATATATTTTGACAGTATTGTTAAAGTATCTTCGGCCTCACTCAATAATTCATCATCACTAATCACATCCATATTACGATGATCTTCAACTATGCTGACATCGAGAGGCGACATCGCGTATATCTTACCCATAAACAAATCAAACCAATATGGATTAGTTTTACCTTGAACAATAACTTTAACATGTTTACCTGACATATCAGGCATAGACTCAGTAAGCTTTTCTAGCGTCTTACCTTCATCATCATACCAAACCTTCTTAAAAATGGTCATATGATTTTGCACAAATTCTAATTCTCGTGTCTCAGTATCAAAAATATGAAACCCACGAGGATCAGCGCAATCAGACCAAATCATTTCATAGGGTGCACCAAGATAATGAATATTACCTTTGCGCGACATGTGATGATAGTGACCGGAGAATACCATGTCAAACTTATCAAATGTGATAGGCTCAAATCCTTCATGTGAAGGCATACCGCGATACATGTCAAAGCCTTTGACTTCAAGATGACCCATGGCCACTTGAGCCTTAGTATTCTTGATCAAATCAATACTAGCTTGATAGTTTTCTTGATTGATCCAAGGTAGAAATAGCATATCGGATCCGCCAATAGTAACTTCAGCCGGATCCATGTATAGATTTATATTATCATTACCAGCAAATAACTCACGCATTGCATTGATATCATTTGTATTCTTATATGGAATATCATGATTACCAACGAGAATATGAGTATCATAATCGACCAAACGATCGATAAAGCATTGCCGCATACGCCTCAAAGTGACATATGATATAAATTTGCGGCGATCAACTATATCACCTAGATGTAATATAGTTTTAATGCCTCTGGATTCTAGGGTAGGAAAAAATAGCTCATCATAAAACCTCACAAAATAATCGAGGAAATCCGAGCTATCATTTCTAGCGCCAAAATGGGTATCTGTGACTATTGCAACTTTCATACAGCCATCATATCACGTCTTGTTCTACCTTGTCAATGGTTTTCTTACGTTTCTTTCTGTTTCGCCTGCTCTCATCAAAGCTGGTCATGAATTTTTCCATTTGCTCTTGCGACCATTCACCGTAGCTAACATCATCATTGAATCTAGACCCAGACCGCTTGTCAGATTCTTGAACATCACTTGTCTCATCCATGAGATTTGCTCTCTCAATGGCCGCATATTTTGTATAAAGATATTTCTTTTCTTTTTGAATGCGTCGAATAAAAGCAAAATAGATTATCTGCGTGAAGTATGCAAATGGGTTCTGAGACTTACCTGGGTCAAAATTACCAATATATTGCAGACAATTTTCGATGCCGTCTGAAATCATTTCCTCACGAAATGGATAGTTTGAGAAGTTAGGCTTGAAGGCTAGATGCGTCGCAATCTTCATGATACACTCGCCGATATAGAAAGGCACTCGCGGTTTTTGTTCACCCTTCTCTATTGCTTCAGTTACCGCCTTGCGGTATTCAACCATGGCTGCGTATAGGTCTGCGTTCTTAACATAATGTTTTTTGCTTGACATTTTATAATCTCCTGGTATAATAGGCCTTGCCGTTTACAGGGTATACTATATTACTCTTTAAGTTTTATGGTATGCATCTCATACTTAAACCCTTCTTGATTATACATCTTGATGCGCTCTATCAAGTGGTTCAAAGTATAATTTCTGCTAGTCTTGCTTGACATGTCATCGGCCACATCAAATAAGGTGCAAGAGTCTTTGGTATCACCTTTGCGAAGGCCACGGCCGATAGATTGCAAGGTACGCACTCGACTCTTAGTTGGGCTAGCAAAGATTACATTGTGTAGATTACGAATATTAATACCAGTGCTAAACGTACCATAAGATGCTATGATAATATTGTTATCGCCAGACTCTGCTAATGTGCGGATACCATCACGATCTTCTGCTTCTGTGCCACCATGAACAAAAGATACAATCTTGCCTCGTTCATCAGCTTTAGCGGATATCATTTGATTTAATATCTCACCATGCTTTTCAACCAATGCATATAGCACTAAGGTATTACCATTGAGCGACAAGGCTAAATTACGAATGAATTTGTTTCTAGCCTCATTTGATACTATACGATCAATTTCATCTTGGTAAGATGCATCTTTTGACAAAGGTTGGGGATGCTTTAAAACCAATACCTTGATTGCTAAATCTGCAACATGGCCTGCATCCATCAAATCTTTGGTTTTGACCAATCTTTCAATCTTACCAAATAGACCTTCTAGAACAAGTTCATTGACTTCAGAACCATCTAACGTACCAGTCATACCAAATCTATATTTTGTTGAAGGCATCTTAGTCATTATATTGATAAGACTTTTAGCCTTGAAAAGATGCGCTTCATCACCGATGATAGTATCAAACTGGGAGAAAAATTCTTCACCCATCTCATATACGGACTGCCAAGTAGATACGGTAACACCATCTACAGCTTTCTTTTCTTGACCGCCTCTGATTCCATGTATCTGACCGATATATCCGTAGTCTTGAAAATCTTTGACCATCTGAATAACCAGGGATACTGTAGGCACCACAATTAATGTGCGACCGCCAAACCATTGTGATATAAGATATGCAACCATGGATTTGCCGCTGGCCGTGGGTGATATGAATACAGCGCGGCGCATACGAATGGCCAATGCAAGCGCGCGCATCTGATAATCTCTAGGCTCTACTGGTAGCTTTAGGTCGCGAATAAAATCTTGGATTTCGACTAATGATGCTTCATCTTCTGAAATAAGATCATCATCAACTGATACATCATAACCAGATTTTTCTAAAAATGATCTAACGCTATGGGCTAGCCCTGCATACATTGTATAATTGCGAGCATTGAATAGACGAACTTTACCATCCCAGACTTTGCTTCTATAAGTCGGCATGAATTTTGCGCCAGGTACTTCGAAGGTATAGTTTTCTGATACCTCTCTCGCAACAGAACCTGAGCATTGCAGGCGCATGGTTGATTCATCGATTTTGAGAATATGTACCTGCTCGGTCATTTCATACCTACGGTTAGCTTGCGCCAGTCAATTACATTTTTGATCTGGAAGCCTCGATTGTTTATTGATCTCATAATCTCCTCAAGAACCATCACACATTCTTGATGAAGACCCAGCATTGATTCAAGACGTATCATGGCTGCATCATTATTCACTCGCTCATCAATATCACCTCTTATGACGCGCTCCATGAATTGATCACGACCTAGCTTTTCAAGTTCGTCTTGAGTGGCCTTGCCTGAATAATAAGCAATCAGCAATCGTGTAAGCGTCTTTTTGTTAGCGGTTAGCTCACGAACTTTAGCACGCTCTTTTGAAAGCAGCGCCAAATATTTTCCATGAAGCATTGGGACCTTGATGCTCTCAAGGTCCAAATTTAGGTCATCCAATTTCGTGTCGATAACCCACATGTCGAGAATGTCTTGTGTTTTCATCATCTAGCCATAATACCAGGTTTCTAGGCAAATGTACAGAACTAAATGCGTTCTAATGTATATTTTCTGTAAGAAAATGTAGCTGTAGCTTCAAGATATTCAACATCATTGGCCATTGATGTAAATCTAAGTGCTGACAAGCTAGTAGGAAATGCATCACTAAAGAAAGCATTCAATCCGGGATTTTTATGACTTGTCAATACTGTTAGCGTAGCATCTGAGGTAAGAGTCATTGCGCTACCTATTGTATTTGGTGTCGCAAGAGGTGAAGATGCGGATAGATCACGAAGCTGCTTTAGTGTATTCGGGTGACCAAGACCCTCAAGCCAGTTAACCATCTCAATATAATTTTTCATATCTTCATCGACACGAAATGTGATGGTCAGAGGATCATATGCAATCTTATCACCAGGCCTTACTAATGTACCTACTGGTGTTGGTGTATTGATTGGTGTCATACTAATCGCAGGGATATCGACCGACTGGCAGAAATAATTGACCATCGGTAGACGACGAAGGGTAAACTTAAACCCTAACGGCGAAAGATAATTCAAATTGGTAGGTTGGTCTGTTATGGTGCTCATCGATTCCTCCCTACCTATTTAGGCGCCGCACAAAAAGAAACTCCGCAGATTTCTCTGCGGAGCTCTCTAACACTAACCGTGTTCTGATGAATTACATCAGGTTTGTCACGGCGACAAAGCGATAGTAGATGTTTGCCTTCGCATCGCCGAATGAACCGATTGAACCATCAGCATTTGACGTAGCAAACGGATTGGCCACAATACCGTAACGAGTCTTGAAGCCAATCTTCGGCTGGAATGTGTCCTGACCGATGGCACGAACCATCTGGAGCGGCACATACGGGCAGTAGAACAGACCGGCATCGAAGGCTGAAGAACCCTTGTAGCCAACTGTCAGATACTGCTTGCCAGTTGATGATGAGAAGTACGGGTCGATGTAGACGCGGATGCGACCGTTAAGCACACCAGCAAAGGTGTTGCCTGTGTCATCAACCTGAAGGTTCGCTGACAGAGCAGGTGTATAGTCAAGCACACCAGCCATTGACAGAGCTGAAGCAACGTCTGATGAGCAGATCATCACGTTGCCCTTACCGCGACGAGTTGCCTTCGCGATTTGGTTAGCTTCACGCTCGATCTGGAACAGCAGACCCTTGAACTTTTCAACCATCCAGCGACCGTTTGAGTCAACGTCAAGGTTGAATGTGCCTGTTGAAGTCACATTTTCTTGCGCGCCGGCCGTGGCGGTGTAGTTGATTGTGCGAACCACTTCGCGGTTGATTTCCGCAAGGATTTCAGCAGACAGAATGTTCGCAAGTTCTGATTCGGCATCCAGACCATGGATAGCCTTCAGATCCTGCGCCAGTTCCATGGTGTATTCAGCCTTCAGCGCACGAGACACAGCGGTCACGGCAACCTTCTCGACTGAGAACGCCATTTGCTGGAATGCATTGGATGAACCGTCACCAAGAGCTTCGGCACGTGATGTTGTCATGCCGGTTGACAGTGTGTAGCCTGAAGCACCAGCCTTCACACGGCCCGTAGGATCTGAACCGTCCTGAACGCGACCAGTTGAAGTATTCGCAACCACGAAGCGAGAAGCTGTGTTACCTGCAGCCGCTGAAGTGAATGTTGTATTCGCTTCATTGAACAGCGCTTCCGTACCTGTCTGTGAATCATAGCGTGAGCGCAGAGCAAAGATCAGACCTGTTGGGCCTGTCATTGGCTGAACGCCGCAGATGTCATAGGCGATCAGGTTTGGCATTGAACGACGAACCAGTGAGATAAGCACTGGATCGAAGATATCGATATTACCTGCTGAAGCCACAGATGAAGAAGCACCCATCGCGTTTGCGGGAGCAGCTTCACCTAGCAGACCAGGCGCGCGGTAGCCGCCTGAACCAATCGCTTGCTGGCGTGAGTCATACTCTTGGTTTTCCAAGAGCTGAGCCAGCACGGCACGCTTGTGTGAATCCTTTACGGAGGGGAGGTCACCATGGTCGATGACCGCGCCCCACTTCTGGATCAGAGACTCTGTATTCATGGTAGTTCCCTTTCCTAGGAATATTGGCTATTTAGCCGATCAGAACTTTTTAACGGTGCGTGAGATTGCTGAGACATAAGCGGACATCGGCCCTGAAGTCTGCTCATTGATATTTTCAATGGGATCAGAATCAAGAGCAGACTCTGTGAGAACTGACTTCAGAGCAGCCTTACGGCCTGACGGGAAGTAGCCTTCACGGAGGTCTTGTAGCTTAGATGAGAATGACTCAACATCGTTAAATTCAACAGACTCAGCAAGCTTACGCAGCTTTTCAGCCTGAACATCTGTTAAACCTTCTGTCGCTTCCGCGATCAGCGCACCACAAACTAGAGCTTCATTTTCTGCACGAAGCTCAACTGACTTTTCAATTTCGCTATTCAGCGCATCTGTCAATTCTTCAACCTGAGCAGCTAGTTGCTCAACCACATCTTCCTTACCTTCCGGCACGTCGATATAGTGTTCGCTAAAGAGGTTGCGAAGACCTGACATGAATGAATTTACAATTTCAGAACGCAGGCCAGTTTCAACGGCCAGCTTATTTTCGTCCATCCACTGCTCAACAACGTGGTCAAGATAAGAGTCAAGCTCTTCCACAACCTGTGTTACGCGGGAATCGACAGTTTCTTCAATTTCGGCTTCATGAATAGATGCCATTTCTTCCAGCTTCTCATTGATCTTAGAAACAAGAGCTGTCTGGAAAATATCAGAAACCTTGTTCTTGAAATCTTCTGAAACTTCAGCGCCTTCAAAGATAGCGCGAACGTCATCAGCGATATCTAGGTCTTCTGATGTTACGCGAGGTGGTTGAGCAATCTTTGATGTACCCTGCAAAGGAGCAGAATGTTCGCCGTCAGGTAGACCCATGACCTTTGCATATGTTGCTTTCAGATCACCCTTCTTCATCTTTGTCACTGTATTCACGATGGCTGAAACCATCGCTGAACGTGACGCAGGGTCAACAGAAGTTGGTGATGTGCGGATGATACCATGTTCACCACCCTTATCGCCACCGGGAGGTGTAACTTTGTTGCCAACTGCATCGGGAACGTGAGCGCCAGTGGCATCCACCTCGTCGATCTGCTTTCTTTCGTTCATTTCCTGTCTCCCTTGGGACTTAGATGATGATCTTGTGATATTTATAAAAATGTGGTTATTAAAGCTTTGAAATGAAATCGCGGAATACACCTAGCACTTCTGTTTCGGTGCGACGTGAACGAGCGGCTTCATTGATACGATTTTTATAGCCTGCAATATCGACTTCTTTTAGAATGCCGTTATCCCAAACCCATTCTTTACCTTCCATAACACCATGCACAAATGCATCTGGTGCCGAAGGGTCGGCGACAATATCAGCAGCTGTTGCTAGATGAAAGTCATCTTGAACTTCCATGCAACCGTTACGTTCCTTTAAAGAACCCATACCACGAGTAGATACCCCAAGACGAGCACCTTCATCCATAAGATTCTTGACAATATTACCGTATGGTGTATCCATGATCTTGGCACGACCGATGTAATTATTTCCATCTTCGCGCAATTCTTTGATCATGTGAGATACACGCTCAAGATTGATGGTAGGTCCTGATGGATGACCTAGCTCACCATAAGCACGATTCTGTTTGATATGTTCATCGACATATCGATTAACCTCGCGCTCCATGATATGCTTTGGATATGAGCGATTATTACGGTTCTTTTGTTCGGCCTGCATAAACACGCCTTCGATGAAATAACTGCGACCACCGCGCTCATTGGCTTCGGTGATAACTTTCAATTCTTCATTGACTTCGCATATGAGTTTCATTGAAGTTATTCCTTAGTAAGATGAACCACCGGCAATTACCGGTCGTTTGTGTAGTTTGATTACCAAGGAAGCAGGACCAGTGCCTGCTCTAGTCACTACAACATTTGCGGCTGCTTCACCGCCTGTCTCAAGACCAATACCAGCCGCTTGAAAATCCATTGTACCATTTAATGCAAGATTTAATACATTGTTGGCGCCGCGCTTGATATTAAATGTTACACCATTTGCAGCCGCCCAAGATACGACTGAAATAGCCATTTCTTGAACTGTCTCACCTGCTGAGTTAGCAGCCACAACAACATTGGAACTGTTTAGAGCGATATAGCCACCGGCAGAAAAAATGCCGGTGACATAACCACCTTTGATTCCTTTATTGACTACGCGATCAATGGCCATCTTCTGACTCCTGGGCGTCAATGCTAAATGCAAAATCGATTAGCTCGCGGAGACCTTCTGCGCTAGATGAACCAATCTCAATAAATTTCTTAGCATTTTCATCTTCAAGCAGTGAATAAACTTCAGCTAGCTTTTCAGCAATTGTATCAGCTACATCAACATGACCATCTTCAAAAATTACGCGGCCGCCAATGCGAGATTCTACAATGCGAAGAATCCCAAATTGCATTGATTCACGGAATTGCTTGATTGATACTCTAGGTGTCTTAGCAGAAAACGGCTCAACAGCTGATGGTGAGGTGCGAACTGGTGATGTCTCACCACCGCGCTTATCCGCATAATTTGTCGGTGTTTGCTTTGTATAAGAACCTAGCTCAGGTCCCTTCACAGTTGAAGTTCCCTGAGTTACTTTTTGACGCTCACCAATTTTAGGTTCATCACCTGCGCGATGATTGATACGTGTCTTAGTATCGGCCTGATTCTTATTATTGTCTTGATCACCAAAGTCTGTTGTGGTGGATGTATGCATGGCCTTGAAGGCCTTTTCACCAGCAGCTTTTGGTTCAAGAGAACCAGATTCATCATCATCTACCGAAGTATCAGAACGATATGTACGCTTCTTAGCTTGAACGGTGGCGACATATGCGCCAGCGCCTTCACGTAGGCGAAGCGCCTTTTCTCTAATATCTTTAAGAGTCTTCGCCATTTGTCGCCTCCGATGATTGTGCATCAGGAGCAACATCACCGAACATTTGCGAAGCGACGCTAACCTTTTCAACATCCATTCGATTAACCAGTTTATCCATCAAGATGCTTTTGATGGTTTGAGAAAATTCTACTGGATTACCAACACGAAGGCTATCTACTGCGTCACGTATAGAATCAAGAGACATTACAATATGCTCCTATTGTTAAACTTGTGGTATATTTATAATATCATTTACCAAACATTTGTCGCCATATAGCTATCTCAGAGTTCATGAAATTTTCCGTATCAGTCAAATTATTTTGAATAATCCAAGATTCTTCTATACCTGTACCAGTAATTCTACGTCGTACATCTTGGTTATTTAATGCTTGATTTATCATATTATTAAGTTGTTCTCTTATAGGTCGCGGTGTATTTGCTCTTACAAAAATACCTTGCCAAGAATAAAAACTATGATTTATGCCCAATTCTCTAAGAGTTGGTACATCAGGATGACTTGATAATCGTTGATCTGATGTAACTGCAATCATTCTAGCACCTCTTCCATTTATCTGAGATGCTAGGGGAACAGTTTCAAACATCATTGTTAATCTACCAGCTAGAAAATCAGTAACCGCAGGAGCTGATCCTCTATATGGTACATTAATCATTGAGCTACCTATAGATGATGTAAATAGGTGTGAGGCCATGGCTCCAGTCCCACCACCACCTGTGCTAAAATATGTGTAAAAATTAGGACGTGCTCTAACAGCAGATACTAATGAATTAAAATCTTGAATTTCAGTATTTACCGTAGGTAGTAATAAAGTTTTTGGAACTTTGAGTGGAGTAGCAATCACAGAAAATTCTTCTCTGGGATCAAATGCCATCTCAGGATTAAAATGTCTACTTGTAGTATAACCATTTCCTATGTTTATTATGGTATGACCATCGGCTGGCTGATTCATTACAAATCCACCAGCAATAGCAATATAACCACCTGTTCTATTTTCAATATTTGTTTGTCTGATTGATGATAAACCTTCAGCTAATATTCTAGCAAATACATCAGATTGACCACCAGGCGCAAAAGGCACAACAAATCTAATAGGCCTATTAGGTTCTAAAGATTGGGCATTAGAAACCCCAGTAATCAAAGTTGCTGCTGTTATAACAGCAGCAAATAACAAACGAATCATAAAATTCCTCCTATATTAAAATTATGGATATAGCTGCGTTCCCGCAGAATCATACACATACAATGGTGCTGCTGTTGTAGCACCATCAGGGAAACGGAATCCACCTGTTGATGATCTAATTATACCCGCAACGTCGAATGTTGTATTTGGAGTCACGGTATTTACACCAACTCGACTTGCATTTTTCTGAATGAATAGCTTGCCGCTGCTGAAGTTTAGCACTGCCGGTGTGATTGCTATTGTATTACCAGTTAAGGTTAGTGTGCTTGCGGCAGAAGAACCTAGAACTGTATTACCAGAGACCGTAAGATTTGCATTGGCCGATAAAGCACCATTGACAATTGTTCTGTCTGTTACTACAGCAGGATCACCAAATATTGAATTACCAGCAACATATAAATTAGTGCTGATTGTTTGACGACCAGTATGCGAAATCAAACCTGTGGTCGTGATTGTTTTAGCAGCAGCACCAAGTGTGGTGTTACCTGATACTGTTAGATTGGTGCTAATGGTCTGACGACCAGTATGCGAAATCAAACCTGTGGTCGTGATTGTTTTAGCAGCAGCACCAAGTGTGGTATTGCCAGATACCGTCAGATTATTATCAATAGTCTGACGACCAGTGACTGTTAGCAGACCAGTAATACCAGTAGTTTTTGCGGATGCACCAAGAGTCGTATTACCGGTAACCACAAAGTTTTGAGTTATTGTTTGACGACCAGTATGGTTTATATAACCAGTTGTGGTAATTGTCTTACCAGCAGCACCTAGAACAGTATTACCATTGACATTGATATTACCATTAGCAAATAACGTGCCATTAATTGTGCTGCGTTCTGATACATTTGTTGGGTTACCAAGAACAGTATTACCAGAAACGTATAGATTCTGACTAATTGTTTGACGACCAGTGACCGTTAGCAGACCAGTAATACCAGTAGTTTTTGCGGATGCACCAAGAGTCGTATTACCCGCAACACTCAAATTACCATTAGCTGTTAATGCACCATTCACTATAGTGCGATTTGTTTCTACTGTAGCATCACCAAAAACTGTGTTACCAGATACTTCAAGATTTTGACTTATTGACTGACGGCCAGATAAAGCCAAATACCCTGTATGAGATAGTGTACCTGTTGTTGTTGGACTAATTTTTGTAGCATACAAGGTAGCAGCATTAGCTACTTGTAATCTATTAGAAATTAATAGACGCAAAGCAGTATTAGTTGATGTCAGACCAGTTTTAACATTGCTAATAGCAAGATTGGTATTAGCTAAGGCCGCACGTTCTATTGCTTTTGTCTGATATGTGGCCGCAGCATTAGCTACCTGCAAGCGGTCGCTAATAAGCGTGCGAAGCGCTGTATTTGTGCTTGTTAAATTATTCTTGACATTTGTGATAGCAAGATTGGTATTAGCAAGCGCGGAATTAAATGTGCTTAATGATACACTACCTGATTCGTTACCCCAATATACTGAGGTTCCATTTGTTCTTAGAATCTGATTTGTAGTACCAGTTGAACCGTTAGCTATCACACCAGCAAGTTGAGTATTACCTGATACTGTAAGATTTGTGCTGATTGTTGCTCGACCTGTATGTGAAATCAGACCAGTTGTTATGATCGTCTTAGCAGCAGCACCAAGTGTTGTATTACCAGAGACTGTTAAATTTGTGCTAATTGTTGCGCGACCAGTATGCGCTAGCAGACCTGATGTTGTCGGATTGCTTTTTGTAGCATACAAGGTTGCAGCATTAGATACTTGTAATCTATCAGCAATTAATGTACGAAGTGCAGTATTTGTTGATGTTAAATTGGTCTTGACATTGCTAATTGCAAGATTAGTATTAGCAAGCGCCGCGCGTTCAATTGCTCTTGTTTGATAGATAGCGGCCGCATTAGCTACTTGCAAACGATCATTGATAAGCGTGCGCGTAGCAGTATTCTGTGCATAACGGCTTTCAATATCAACACCACCAACTCTAACCTTTGTGGCCTTAAGCTGTGATACGTTTAGATTTGCAGTTTCAAATGATGCATGATTGACATTAATACTACCTGCGCCAGGTTCTAGTGTATAATTACCAAACACATAGAAATCTTTGGTACCAGCATCACGAATTATGCCGATATGATTATTGGTGACACCATCTTTTCTATAATGACCGTAGAAACCAATATCGCTTACATCAGCTGTATTATTATTTGCAAGAGAGATCAAATTATCTGATGTGTTGATAGTCGTCTGATTAACAAACGTAGTATTACCGGTAACTATCAATCTACCATTGATATTGACGTTAGCACTAAATGTAACAGCGCTTGCAACAGTTTGGTTACCACCTGCGGTCTTGCGAAGATATAGTGTAGCGGCATTTGAAATTTGCAGACGATCATTGATTAGCGTACGAAGCGCAGTATTTGTGCCAGTCAGATTTGTATTCAGACGACCAATAGCAAGATTGGTGTTAGCTAAGGCCGCACGTTCAATCGTCTTAGTCTGATAAGTGGCCGCAGCATTAGCTACCTGCAAGCGATCACTAATAAGCGTACGAAGCGCAGTATTGGTTGATGTCAAGTTGATCTTGACATTGTTAATTGATAGATTGGTATTGGCTAATTGCGATTTAATGAAAGCATTTGTATTAGCCAATTGTGATTTGATAAATGCATTTGTATTAGCTAAGGCCGCACGTTCAACAGCTTTTGTTTGATAGATAACGGCAGCATTAGCTACCTGTAATCTATCAGAAATCAATGTGCGAAGTGCAGTATTGGTTGATGTCAGACCGGTCTTGACATTGCTTATTGAAAGATTGGTATTAGCCAATTGTGATTTGATAAATGCATTTGTATTAGCTAAAGCCGCACGTTCTGTAGCTTTTGTTTGATAGATTGCGGCTGCATTAGCAACTTGTAATCTATCAGAAATCAATGTGCGAAGTGCAGTATTGGTTGATGTCAGACCGGTCTTGACATTTGCAATGGATACATTTGTATTGGCAAGAGCAGAATTAAATGTAGCTTCTGATATTCCTCCGCCACCACCAGTAGAAGTAATTGTAATACTATCTGTTGACGGATTAGCTGCAAGAGTAATACCAGAACCGGCAACAAATGTTAGAGTATCACCTTTACTATCAGCAAAAATGCTATTTGCACCAACCGTTATTCTTGAGAATGTATTTGTAGAATATCTAGCCTCAGCATTGGCAATTTGAATCCGATCCGCAATCAATAAACGAAGTGCTGTATTGGTTGATGTCAGACCGGTCTTGACATTTGCAATGGATGCATTTGTATTTGCAAGTGCAGCACGCTCAATTGCTTTTGTTTGATAAGTTGCAGCAGCATTAGCAATTTGTAATCTATCCGCAATCAATGTACGAAGTGCAGTATTGGTTGAAGTCAGACCAGTTTTAACATTGCTAATAGCAAGATTGGTATTAGCTAATGCTGCATTAAATGTACCTACTGATACACCACCACCAGATACAATAGATGCAATATAAGCATTTGTATTTGCTAGAATCTGCTTTACATAAGCATTTGATGCTGCATAAGCTTTTGTTGTAAATTTAGCATCAGCATTAGCAACCTGTAAACGTGCATTAATTAATGTACGAAGTGCAGTATTGGTTGATGTCAGACCAGTCTTGACATTGCTTATTGAAAGATTGGTATTGGCCAGAGCAGCGCGCTCAATTGTCTTTGTTTGAAAAGTTGCAGTAGCATTAGCAACCTGTAAACGTGCATTAATTAATGTACGAAGTGCAGTATTGGTTGATGTCAGACCAGTCTTGACATTGCTTATTGAAAGATTGGTATTAGCTAAAGCCGCACGTTCAATGGCTTTAGTTTGAAATGTGCTAGTAAGATAATTATTTGATACTAAATTTTCTACCTGTCCAGATTTTGTAATAACTTTAAGTTGGCCTGTAGTGCTTGATTTTAATGTAGTATTACCCAAAAATATTGTGCTACCACTAAGGTATAAATTAGCAAAACGACGACCTGCAGCACCTAAGTTATAGGTATTGTTTGCCGCAGGAATAATAGCTTGAGTTTGCAGAGTTGTAGCAATGTTATTACCAATAGCGGCGCTTTGAACTTGTATTGTTGTTGAATTGCCTGAAGCTGTTACAGTAGCACCAACAAAATTAATTTCTGTGACGCTACTACCTACTACAGAACCTTCTTCTTTTACTGTAATAGAACCACCGCCACCACCAGCAACTGTATTAGCTTGCCATTTACCTAATGTGCTATTCCATACAAGAGCTTGTCCATTTGTAGCAGAATCAACGGAATTGATGTCAACATCATCCAAACGATTAAGTTTGGTTTCACCAGTTCCACCATGTTTTGCTGCTAATGCAAGACGAGTTGCTTGAGAGCTAATTCTTTGTGTTAATTCATCAAATTTGTTAGTAAGTTTTTGTTCAACTGAGGACACGTCACCTGCAGGACCCTGAGGACCTATAGGTCCTACTGGACCACGATCACCCTTTTCACCTCTAGGCCCTTGAGTCCCAATTTCACCGCGGGCGCCCTTTTCGCCCTTTTCGCCTTGAGGACCTTTAGGACCAGGAATACCTGGAGGGCCACGATCACCCTTAGGACCCGCAGGACCACCAGCAGGTCCTTGAGGACCCTCAGGACCTTGAGGTATATTACGAATATCCTCAAGCAGCTTAGATTCTACACGGCCGGCTTCATCACGCGCAGCTTTTAAGGCTGCGGCAAGGATCTTTGCTGCTTCTATGGATAGGGTCACCGTCTTGATCCTCTTGTGCTATTTACTAGATCATCTGCTTCGACTATTGACAAGTCGATTGTTGATATATCTATAATCTCACCAGTATCCACAGATTCCATAATACGAGTCATGCTTTGTATAAGCAATTCTTCATCTTTGGTAAGATCATCAGATTTTGATGAATCTGCATCAAATGATTCAGCAAATGATTTAGTTTTAGGTTCTTGTTTAGGTTCATCAGGCATTTGTTCAGGTTCAGTTTTCTTAGCCTGAATTGCTTGATCCATCTGATCAGCCGAAGTTTCTTCCATTTCAGATTCCATTTCTTCGATCTGCTCATCAGTAAATCGAAGAACGTTTTTCTGCACCCATTCTTTTGTATAGAACTGATTAATATAAGGAGATATTGTATTCAATAGCTGTAGACGAGATGTTAATACCTCTTGATCTTTTAGCTCTGAAAAATAATTATCTTTTTGGAAATCATATTTGATATATGACCGCATCTCACGCCATTCTTCGCGTGACATCACACCTTTAAGGGCAAGTTGAATTTCCATAAGATGATCAAATAGCATTGTAAAGCGATGGCGCAAGCGACCAATGAAACGAGAGAATTTTACTTCATCTCTAGTAATTTCATTTGAGCGGCCTAAGCTAAATTGACCATCTGGCTCAAGACGTGAAATCGGCACTGACAGTGATTGATATAATTTCTTTCTGAAATAATCAACATCCGCCATCTCACCTAGATTTTGACCACCAGGTAATGTAGTAATTTCTGTACCACGAGCGCCTTCGCGGCGCGGCAACCAGAAATCTTCAAGCATGGTCATGAACTTGCGGTCGTCACGAACCTCACCTGTCGATGCATCATAAACCAAACGATTCTTATGACGAATCATCATGTCACGCAGATATTGTTCGGCCTTAGGCTTAGGTAGATTACCTACATCAATATAGAATATGCGACGTTCAGGTGCGCGGCTTAGGCGATAGATCACAACCGCATCTTCTAACATGCGTGTCTGATTGAGAGGCTTGATAGCTTTATGCAGATGTGATAGTACCATGCGATTGCGATTATCAAGCATACCTGAATTTACATAGCAGATTGAATCAGGTGAAATCTTGACGCCTTGTGAATAGGCTGCGCCTGCAAGACCTGCAGGATTATACAAATAATATTCTGAATAAGCAGGGACTGTAGGATTCTTATCCTTAGTCGCATCACCATTTTCTTTTTTCTGAGGTACGCGCACCTTGCGAATACGGCGCGGATCAATATAACGCAGCTCTTTAATACCATCACGAGGTTTAGCTACATCAATCATGATATGATAATAAAGACGACCATCAACATACCAACGGCGGAAAATCTCATAGCATATATTTGAGAAATCTAATAGCTCAAGAATTTCTTCAAATTCTTCTTCCATACGTTTTTTAATACGTGTGGGTTGTTTGAGATCATCCATAGAAAGACGAACAACAGAAGCATCTTGATCTGTCACTAATGCTTCATTGACAATATCATCTACCGCAGCTTCAACTTCAGGATTCATAGACATTTCGCGATAGCGAGTAATAAGCTCGGCCTCGCTTTTAGCAGTGCCTTCTAAATCAACGAATGTTCCGTAAGCGCCGCCAGGTGCGATTTCAACCGCGCCGTCATCCTTCTGTTCCGGAACGAATGACGGGATCTGTACAGCCCTTTTGGCGTCTTCGTCAGCCTTGCCGATACGGAAGCCAAATAGCTCTATAGCCATGAGAATCCCTCAAAAAAAATAGGTCCGCTATATTTAGCGGACCTATCGGTAGTTCCGCTAGTGGTTTTAGATTAGACCGCTAGCGTGCCAGTTGTACCTGGGTTTACTAGATCCCAGTAATCATATGCAAATTCTACCGGGAATGTTTCAATCTGTTCACCTTGATCCCAAGCCAGATCAATGGCTCCGATTTCTGTCGGAAAGATATTCACAAACCGATATGTACGCAAAGCCTCACCAGTCTTAGCATATTGGGTCACAGTCGCGGTAGTGCGATATGACGCAGATGTTGCTAGCTGTGGTGCGCGTAGATTGGATTGATGCGAATTAATCGCATTGCTCCAAATTTCCATTGCAGAGCGCACCTGAAAATCTTCATCATTCAAGATATCAACTCTCCAGTTTTGGAAACTACGAGTGCCAGCAATCTTAATACGGCGACCGTAGTAAGCTTGTTCAATTACACCAACTGTGCTTTGCGGAATCTGCGCTGCACGACATGTAAATGAAATTCTAGATCCTATGTTCGGTACACCAGATGGAGTATCGACAATGACGCTAAAGAGCGATGGGCGGGCACCACCAAGCGGGAGGCCTGCTGATGCAAATTCTGAGACATTAAAAGCCATGTCTTATTTCCTCCTACCGCGCCTTAAAACTGACCGACGATTTCGGTGAACTCGACGCCGGTGCGGACCGCGACGAAATTCAGCTGAATGAAATTAATCGAGCGAGCGGGCTTCACATAGATATCACCAACAAACTCATTACGGTCAATAACCTCAGGAGTATTGTTTGATTCATCGCAGACAACACGGAAATCATAGATACCGCGACGACCTTGCACATCACGCAGGAACGGCTCAACTAGATTACGGAACTGAGCGCGCGTAAATTCATCATTGAACTCGAATAGAGTAAATTTCGCGGCCGTGCTAATCGCTTTTTCAAGAGTAATAAAGAGGCGACGAACATTGATGCGATCAAAAGCTGATGGCTTCGCAAGCAATGTCTTATCACCAAAAAGCACCGTACCCTGACCTGGGAATGTAGTAACAGGATTGATACCGTTTTTATAAAGTTGGTCACGCTGTGCTTTAGTCGGATTCCATGATAGCTTGATAATATTTTTTATCTGACCACGATTAAATCCTGCAGGGGAGAACCACGGATCACGTTCATTGTCAGTACGAACCATCAAGCCAGCAGTATCACCATTCAATGGAACATAGCGATATAGATCATTATATTTGTCATAGATGTATTTGTATCCACTATCAAGGACCGCATAAGAAGATGATGGTAATTGATTGCGATATTCAATTACATGATCAGTTTCTTTACCCACATAACTTGAATTATTTACTACATCTTCACGTCGTGGTGAGATAACCGCAATACAATCTTTACGAACCTCAGCAACACTGTTTATGATGAAAATAGCTTTTTGGGCGCCGCCCGCTCCACCAAGAATAAGTGATACATCAACTTCTTCTGGATTTGCAAATTTGCTATATCCTGCCCAAAAATCATTGGTACGAGGCGTGCCACCATCACGACCTAATACAAATGATGCATTGATTGGACGAGATTGAGCACCAGCACCAAAGCTTACACCAGAAGATGCCTTACCTGCATTTGTAACGCCTGTAAGATGTGATGTCCACCAAACATATTGTGATCTTTGATTGATCACTTCTTTGTAATAATTACCACCACCATCTTGTGTCAAAGCATCATTTGCTTTCGACACACCAGCAAAACGCTCAATTACGGTATTAGCACGCCCTGACCATAATCCATCTTCATCGGCCACAACAATGTGCATCTCATCACCTGAGCCGCCTTGCTTTGAGACATATTCTGATGAACCTGGGGCAGCATCAAAATAATTATAAAATTCCCAACGACGATTTACACTTGACTGTGAAGCTACAGTATTACCAATATATTTTGATTGCAGTGTTAGACTTGTATTATTTGTAACAGCTGCTACCTTGACTTCAACTCTATCAGGTCCTGCAATAAGAATATCACCCACACGAATCTGATTATTAAATGTAGTTGAAGAACCTGTAACGGTTGTGCTATTATTGGTAAAGGCAAGAGTACCTGTTAATGTGCTTGACCATGCATTAGCTGTAGGACATACAGAAATACGGAGCGAATTACCAAGTTCACCTGGATATTTTGCAACCCAGCTACCAACACCTGAAATACCGCTAGAATAATTTAGATCATAGTCATCATCATTTTTAATAACGGTATTTGTTGTATTAGCTGCATTTGTTGTGGCGTTACGCGCATTTGTAGTGCTTCCGGCTTCATTAATAACGCGGACTACAAATAATTGATTACCGTAACCAAGAAAACTGGCAGCGGTAAAAAATGGATCCGCGGTATTGGAATTTGGTTTACCAAACTGAAGCGCAAGGCTATCTTCGGTATCAATCAATACTCGCTTTTGTACCGGACCCCAACGAAAAGCGCCAGCAATACCGCCAGTCGTCGTGCTTACCGCAGGGACGATCGTAGACAGGTCGATTTCGCTGACATTCACGCCGGGAGAGATTTGAAATGCCATGATCATTTCCTCCTAGAGATATCTGATGTATTTCCATCCACGATATTTATAAAAAGCCATCAGACTCGGCTCCAACGATCAAACCATTCACCATCACCCGATGATCCATCTAAAGACATCGGGTCATCCATTGTGCCGTCATCATAAAAACCTGCCGGCAACAAATCTTCATCCATTTCTCGCAGCTTTTCTTCAGCTATACGATGTCTAATATCTATATCAGTTAATTCTTTAAAATAAAGTTGTTTAGCTAGCCAACCAAATAATACCAATGACATCACAAGGTCATCATTATATCCCTCTTCGGCCTCATAGCTACTACCCTTAGATACAAAATTTGATAATTCTTCGATAATATCAAAATCTTCGATTATAAGCTTATCACCTTCAATAAGTTCTTTTAAGCTTGAGCAACCTACGGCCTTAACAAATCTTGATGTTGTTACACCAAGCTGTGACCGACCAGAAAACCCTGCGCTGAGTTGTTGCCCACCGCGTCCCATTTGTGTAGTCCATAATACATTTTCGCATTCCAGATCACGATGCAGAGTTTCAGCAACGGTCTTACCAATATCATTAGTTTCAACCAAAATATATGCATTATTATAAGCCCTCGCATATCTTGCTATGATTTCCGGATAAAATGAAGATACTACATTATTGTTTCGATATTTTGCGACTACTCTATAAGGCACCTGTGATACGTCAACTACCGTAAAGGCAGAATAGTCAAGACCAACACCATGACCAGTATCAACCATGATTGCATATGTGTGCTTAAATTCAGGCTGATGATAAATGTCAACACCCCAAGCATCTCTTGATACATTCTTAAAGGCCATAGACCTAAGCTTTGAACCAGAGATAAGTGTGAGTGTACTTCCAAGAAACTCAGTTTCAAATTCTTGCTTAAATTGTTCTTCGCTGGTATTACGAATAGTCTGTTCGCGCCACTTATCATCACGACCTGGTGTATCGCGCCAATGCACTTCAATTGGCACGTATTCACTACGTTTCTCAGTCGCATCAACCCACATCTTGTAATAATGGTTTAGACCGTTTGGTGTCGAAACAACAATAATCTTTGATGTCTTACCAGAGCTAATCGTGGGATAAACAGATGCAAAAAATTCTTCAGCGATATTGCGTGGTACGAATGCAAATTCATCTAGGAAGATCAAGTTATATGAACCACCACGAATCGCACTAGCTGAAGTTGCAGATGCTAATATCTTTGAACCATTCTCAAGTTCAATATTACCCTTGTTCCATATGACAATACCTTGCTGCATCCATTTTGGTATATGTTCATATGCAAGTTGAATTTTGGCAAGCATGTCTCGCGCAAGACTGCCTTTGTTGGCTAGAATAGCAATGCTTTGATTGTCATGAAATAATATTAACCACAACATATATCCAGTAACAGTGGTAGACTTACCAGACTGACGAGGCATTTTGCAGATAGAAAATCTATTATCTTTAAAGGTGCGAACCATCTTGCGCTGATATTGATATAAACCAAAGTTTATCAAACCGCGGTCAACACTGACAATCTTCATATAATTTTCAATGAAGTATTCAGGATCTTTAGCACATTTGTGATATTCACGGATTTGATCTTCCGTGAAATTTATCTTTACGCCAGCTTTTTTTAATGTAGGATTACCAAGATAATTATCAGACATCAGAAGCTTCACCGTCTATGATATCTTCCTTGCGGCCGTTTATGATTGCTTGCAGATCGGCCGTGCTACCTATGAATACTGCATTATTGACTACTGTGCTAGGACCTGCAGTTTCACCTCTGATATCTTTATTGCGTTTATGGATATCAATTA